AACCGCCGTTGCCATCGATCGCATTAGAAGTTTTATAAAAACACCACGATGACATATTGCAACCATTTATTTATTAAAGTTTGCTCTAACCACGAATCACCCAAACAAGACCCGAATAACACCTCTGCGTACTTTGACTCTACGCCATACCTGTACGCTGTTGTGGTCTGCGCATGGTGTGGCCATGTGCGCCACATCTATGCCGACGGCACCATAAAAATTATAAAAGAGCATGGCGAAACAAAACCCCAAGGAGTATAGGACCATCCACGAGTGGATCATCAAGGAAAAAATCAAGAACGAAAAAGGTGACCCGATCGACTTCGATGACCATCCGTTCCTATTTGATATTTACGCCGACCAGTCGCCATACCTGACGGTGATGAAAGGCGCCCAAGTGGGAATGAGCACCTGCCAAATCCTCAAGAACCACTTCGATGCCAAGAAGTACGGGCTGGATATCATCTACACGCTCCCGACTGATGGCGATGTGCGCACGTTCGTAGGTGGCAAGGTGAACCGAATCATTGCCAACAACATCTGCATGCTCGAGGACGTGGCCGACAAGGACTCCATCGAACAGAAGCAAATCGGCAAGTCGATGGAATACTTCCGAGGCACTTGGACGAAGAAATCAGCCATCATGGTCACCGCTGACCGGCTCACTCACGATGAAAAAGACAGCTCCAAGCTTGACATCATTGCTGACTATCAAGCTCGTCTCCAACACTCCAAATACAAGCAAACGCACACATTTAGTCACCCATCACTGCCTGAAACTGGCGTACATAATGACTGGCTTGCGAGCGATCAAAAGCACTGGTTCGTCAAATGTCCATCGTGTGCGCACTGGCAGTTCCTCTCGTGGAGTACCGAGGACCCTGCCAAGATGTCCATAGACATCAAACGTCGGGCATTCATCTGCAAGAAGTGTAAGAACATCCTGCCCGAGTATGCACGCCGAAATGGCCAATGGGTCGCAAGATACAAGGATCGCCCTATCAGTGGCTACTGGGTACCCCTCCTAATTGCGCCTTGGATGACCGCAGGTGCGCTTATTGACAAGTTTCAACACCCTGAGACCACACCCGAGTTCTGGTGGACTAAGGTGCTCGGATTACCTTACGCAGACGCCTCTTCTAAACTCCTACGCAAGAGCTTCTTCCAAAACCTAACCGGCACGAGATGGGCGCCGGGAGCCGATGAACGTATCGTGATCGGCATAGACACTGGCCTACGTCTCGACTTCGTTCTTGGTAATGCCAAAGGCTTATTTCATCATGGCGACTGCGATGACTACGGCACGCTTGACGGCTTCATGAAGCGCTGGCCGAAAGCCATTGCTATGATTGATGCTGGCGGTGACTTGATTGGTTCGAGAGCTTTCGTGGCGCGCTGGCCGGGTCGAGTGATCCTTGTATACTTTGGCGGTGACCGCAAGAAAAATGAGCTGTTTAATTGGGGAACCAAAGACGAGCAAGGGTCCGTGGTTATCGATCGCAATCGCTCAATCCAACTCACGGTTGATGAATTTCGTACTAAGAGAATACCTGTGCATGGGGTTGAAGAAGATTGGTTTGAATATTATCTCGACTGGAATAACCTCTCAAAGACCAAGGTGCTTGATCCTGAAACGAATGTGGTCAAGGGTTACAAATGGATACGAAGCGGACGTGATCACCGGGCGCTTGCCACAGTGTGCTGGCGCGTTGGCATGAGCCGATTTGCCGGCATGGGCAGTATCGTTCAGCCTGAAATCGAAACCAAACCCAACAGCTATATGATTGATCCCAATCAGACGGTAGGATTCGACCCTGACGAAATCTTCACAAAATCCGTGAATCAGACTCTTGACCAGATAGAGGAAAGTGGCGACTGGCGCAACATCTAGTTATCCACATTCCGATCGCTTGGCATGCCGAGCGAGATGCTATAAAATATGTATGTGTGAATTTATCAATTAATTGATTACGATCATGAAACAATGCTCAAATGGCCATGCGTGGGAATCCGGTGAACACTGCAATCGATGCGGAGGCGCTGATGTTCTCGCGCCACAGAGTGTTGCGGAGGATCACGAAACAACTATGAACTCAAACGTAGATGAAGAAAGCAAGGTTGTTGACGAATCTGCTGACACCGATGCTCCTGCAGAGGAAAACGCAGAGGCCTCCGCACCCGCTGAATCAGCTCCTGAAGAATCATCTGCACCCGCAGAAGATTCGGCTCCTGCTGAGGAATCTGCACCAGCTGAAGCTGACAAGCCAGATGACGAGGGTAGCGCAAACGCCTAACCTCTCGCGCCTATGACGAATGGTAAGTCGCCGGTTTCATAAGCCGGAGAACGTGGTTCGACTCCACGAGGCGCCAATGAAAGAAGAACTATTCGACGAAGAAGATATCATGGGACCAGAGGATGACGACTTCGATGAATATGAATATGAAGATGATCCGCTGTTTCCTGAAAACGAAACCACCGCGATCCTTGCGGACGGCGGTGGTGATATGAGTCAATATTGAGCGTATTGTTTCCTCGCCAGGGTTAGTCGCTTGTAAAGCGCATCTTTAATGTAGCACACATATGCAGTCATCGTCAATACCTTATGTTATCCACAGGTATGATCATAGTGGCGTTGTCAAGATTACTATGCTATATTTAAATCACTAGAACTCTTCCACGCAGTCCATGTCCGGGTCGCAGACAATTTATTAGCGACTCACTTTTTCATATAAAAATCAATGGCAGAAGACACGGGCGTAACAGCATATGCATCTCTCGGAGCCGACCTCAACAAGCGGAAAGGCGAGGTGACCCCTGAGACCAAAGAGGGTGTAGTCTCCGAAAAACTCCCGGAGCTGAAGCTTCCGATGTCTGATAGCGATATCATCAGCTTGACCGACAAGTGGGAAAAGGTGTGGAAAGAGTCGCCAAAGAAGCAGGAATGGGAAAAGAATATTGCAGAAAACGAGAAGTATTGGCTCGGCAAACACTACGATCTCCCGAAGCTGGCAGACAGCAGACCTCGCGTAGATAACCTGATCTTTGAATCATTGGAAACCTATCTACCGCAAATGACTCGGCGCAATCCCGAGCCACTTGTGATGTTGGCAAACTCTGAAAGAGATGGCGACGTAGAGGACCCTACCAAAATTGCTTACGTTCAAAAAGTAAAAGGTGACCTTGCTGACCTTGCCGACAAAAACAAGATGCGTTTGAAGCTCAAGAAAGTCGGCCGACACTGGGCGATCTACGAACTCGGTGTGGCAAAGCTCGGCTGGGACCTCGATAACGACATCCCTGCCGTTCGCGCCGTGAGACCAAAGCGCATAATTCTCGATCCTGATGCCACCATTGATGAAGACGGTTACACAGGAAACCGAATCGGCGAATACCGCAAGATGGAATCAGACCGACTCATCGACATAGTCAAAGGCGATGACGATGCCTCGGTGAAAGCTGTTGCAAAGATAGAAGAAATCACCAAGGGTGAGCTAGGTACGGAAGTGCAATTTGTAGAATGGTGGACTCCGCAATTCCTTGTGTGGAAAATGGGCGACACAATACTGCTCAAAAAGAAAAATCCGCACTGGAATTATGATAAAACTGAAACACCTGAGTCGGACAATATTGGTGCCGAGGGTGTAGAGGTTGATGAATTTGGGGGAGTGAAAACAAACCCAGTCGAGACCTCGGGCATCAACCACTTCCCTATACCGAAAATGCCATATGTATTCCTCTCGGTCTTCAACCTCGGTGATCAGCCGATGGACAAGACATCTCTCATCGGCCAGAACCTCGCGAACCAAGACAAAATCAATAAGCGTAATCGCCAGATAGACAAGAATGCCGATCGTATGAATGGTGGCATGGTGGTATCACTTGCTCGCTCCGGTCTCACATCAACACAAGCCAAAGGTGTTACAGAGGCCTTGCGCAAAGGTGGTGTGGTTGTGATCCCAGACGGCGCACCGCGCGATGCCATTGATCAATACACTCCGAATGGCCTGCCAAACGATGTGTATAACGATCTTGTCGACACAAGAAATCGTCTGCGCGATATCTTCGGCACATCCGGCTTAACACCATCTGGTATAGAAAATGAGAAGACAGTACGCGGCAAGATTGTAGTACGCGGATTGGATGCCGACCGAATTGGTGGTGGTGTGAGCGAGTATCTCGAGCAGTTCGCTGATGATGTATACAACTGGTTTGTACAGCTTCTTTACGTCTACGACTCCGGCTACCAATTCATAGGCGGAGCTGTTCCTCCCAAGATAATTGTATCTGTCAAAGAGGGCTCGCTCCTACCGAAAGACAGTCTCACGATCGCCAATCAAGCCATCGAGCTTGGGTCTGCCAATAAGATGTCCTTGATCGATATGTACAAGCGCCTTGAGTACCCGAACCCAGAGGAATTGGCCGCCAATGTCTGGCTCGAAGCTAATGCACCGCAACTCTTGTATGCAAACAATCCACTTGTTCAACAAGCACTTCAGATGCAACAAGAAGCCGCTGTAATCGCCACCGGCGGAACACCACCGGCCAAGACAGAAGAGGTTGTCAAGGAATCCCCTGTAGAACAGGCATCGCAGGATATTATTAACGAAGTACCAATACAATGACCTTAAGAAAAATCACACCAAAAACAGATAAGGGAATGATGGACACTCCCGTGAAGACGGAAGATAAACCAATATACCCGAGCTTCCGCATTGAGCTGTCTCACTTACCAGAAGCAAAGAAGTGGGACATCGGTAAGGAGTACACACTTACTCTGAAACTGAAGATGATAGGAATCTCGATGAGTCGATACCAGAATGATGCGGAGTTCGAGATCCACATGCTCGGAATTGGTGGCGAAGATAAAAAATAAAACTATGCCTTTCAAAAGCAAAGCACAATCAAGATATCTGCACGCTGTGAAGCCCGAGCTGGCCAAAGAGTTCGCGCGCAAAACGATATCTATGAAAAGCTTGCCGGAGAAAGTGCAGAAGAAACCGAAACGTCCATAAGTTCTTTGTCCCATCGTTGGGGGGACTATAAACATACTCCACGTAGTCAATTAACATAATTTATATTACAATGAATGATGAAACAATGACGCAGTTCAAAGCGGAAGGCGACCCAGCCTTTCCTGCAGAGAACACGGAGAACGATAACTCCGCCGAGTCGTCGACGGGAGAAGAAACAAAAACCGATCCGACCCAATCGCAAGAGGGGGAAGATACAAACTCTGGCGAAGATAATAAAAAGGACGGTGCAGACGCAGGATTTGCCGATCACCCTCGCTGGAAAGAGCGAGAGGAAGACTGGAATAAACGCTTCAACGAACAGGAGAAGCGCCATGTCGAGGAGAT